CAAGAGGAATTGAATTGTGGTGACTTAGTTTCGTTCAAGCCAGACTCAGAGTATGAGTTTAAGATTGGTGGAAAGAAACTATATCGAATGAGAACAAATAGCATATGTCTGATAAACGAGAGCAAATATTAAATGCAGGTCTGAAGGGCGTTGACGAATTGATCAAGGTCCTTGAGTCTCCAATACTGTTGGCTGGTGATGAGTTATCGGCTGATAAGATGAAGGCGGCAGCTGCGGCTAAGCGTCTAGCATTTGAGGATGCATTGGCAATATATGACCGTGTACAGGCTGAGAAGAATGCAGACGAGTACAACGAGATAGAGGTAAAGGCAGCCGCCATACCAGTATCATTTGTTGAATCAAAAGCAAAGACTAAATGAGTCTATACGCCATACTTCCAGACCATATATCACCACAAGCTAGAAAGGCTCACAAGTGGGTGTATGGTTATGACGAGAAGTATGACGTTGTTGTCATATCTAAGGATGGTACAATTGGTGACATCTATGAGATAAACGGATTGAAGATTGCACTTCCTGCACTTCCAAAGGCTAAACTGCCAGTAGGAAAGAACAGATGGGAGGTGCGTGAGTACCCAAAGGATTTGGGAAAGCTTAAGACTATATTTGAGTGGAACAACCAGTCGAATGAGTTCAAGGTAAAGTGGGTTGACTTCATACAAGAGGAGTTTGAGAAGCGTGAGGATGGGCACTGGTTTATGAATAGGAATGTTCCTACATACATAACTGGTAGCCACTACATGTATCTGCAATGGTCAAAGATAGATATCGGTCTACCAGACTTCCGTGAGTCAAACAGAATATTCTTTATATTCTGGGAGGCATGTAAGGCTGACGATCGATGTTATGGTATGTGCTATCTAAAGAACCGTCGTTCTGGTTTCTCGTTTATGTCATCGTCAGAGACATCTAACATAGGAACTATATCTAAGGATTCAAAGCTGGGTATCTTGTCTAAGACTGGTGCCGATGCAAAGGAGATGTTCATCAATAAGGTTGTACCTATTGTTAGAAACTATCCTTTCTTCTTCAAGCCCATACAAGATGGTATGGACAATCCGAAGACAGAGTTGTCGTTTAGGGTTCCAGCGAAGAAGATCACAAAGAAGAACATGGCTGAGTATGACGATGATGACATTGTTGGACTAGACACTACTATTGACTGGTTAAACACAGCAGACAACTCGTATGATGGTCAGAAGCTAATAAACCTAGTACATGACGAGAGTGGTAAATGGTTAACTCCAAACAACATTCTAAGCAACTGGCGTGTAACAAAGACATGTCTGCGTTTGGGTAGCCGTATCGTTGGTAAGTGTATGATGGGGTCAACTGTGAACGCACTGGCAAAAGGTGGACAGAACTTCAAGGATCTTTACATGGACTCCGATCCAAGAAAAAGAAACAACAACGGGCAGACTAAGAGTGGTCTTTACTCTTTGTTTATACCTATGGAGTATAACTTGGAGGGATTCATTGATGAGTACGGACACTCTGTAATAAATGATCCAGAGAAACCTATCATGGGTATTGACGGACGGTTGATAAAGATAGGTGCCGTTACATACTGGCAGAACGAGGTTGATGCTTTGAAGTCAGATCCAGATGCATTGAACGAATACTACAGACAGTATCCTAGGACCGAGTCTCACGCATTTAGAGATGAGTCCAAGCAGTCTTTATTCAACTTAACTAAGATATATCAGCAGATCGACTATAATGACTCTCTGATAAAGGATCGTGTACTTACACGTGGATACTTCCACTGGAGAGATGGCGTGAAGGACTCAACGGTAGTTTGGACACCAGACCCACGTGGTAGATTCATCGTCTCATGGATACCGCCAGAGAAGATGAGAAATAATGTGATTGTGAAGAACGGTAAAAAATATCCTGGAAATGATGAATACGGAGCTTTTGGTTGTGACCCATATGATATATCTGGAGTCGTTGGTGGAGGTGGATCGAATGGTGCGCTACATGGTCTTACTACCTTTAGTATGTCGCCCGACGTTCCCTCGAATATGTTTTTCCTTGAGTATATAGCTAGGCCACAGACGGCAGAGATATTCTTTGAGGACGTACTTATGGCGTGTATATTTTACGGTATGCCTATACTTGCGGAGAACAATAAACCCAGATTGCTATATCACTTCAAGAACAGAGGATATAGGGGTTATTCGATGAGCCGTCCAGACAAGGCCATTGGTCAGTTGTCGAAGACGGAGCAAGAACTTGGTGGAATACCGAACACGTCTGAAGACATAAAGCAAGCACATGCTTCTGGTATTGAGTCGTACATCGAACAGTATGTAGGTCTAGATCAAGAGGGCGAGTACAGAGACTCAGACACCATGGGTAATATGTACTTTGCACGTACTCTTGAGGACTGGGCTAGGTACGATATAAATAACCGTACAAAGCACGATGCCTCGATTAGTTCTGGTCTGGCAATTATGGCTACACGTAGACATACATTTAGGACCGAAGTAAAGAAATCAAAAATAAGTGTTAACTTTGCTAGATATAACAACAAGGGCAACAACAGTCAAATCATCAAATGAATAAGCCAGAGATAATTGTTAAAGCTACGCCCTTTCCAGATCCGCTAGCCACTGATGCAGAAAAGGCTACACCAGAGTATGGACTCCGAGTCGGAAAAGCCATAGAGGGTGAATGGTTCAAGAGAAAGGGTATGTCTTGCAGATACTACGACCAAGTAGGTGAGTTTCATCGACTTAGATTGTATGCTCGTGGAGAACAGCCAATAGAGAAGTATAAGAATGAGTTTGTCATCGATGGCGACATGTCTTATCTTAACCTTAACTGGAGTATTGTTCCGATCATACCTAAGTTTGTTGACATCGTTGTCAATGGGATGGCTGACCGTATGTATAGTATTCGTGCAGAAGCACAGGACGCAGTATCGGCAGAGAAGAAGAACGTGTTCCAGGACATGATCGAGGCAGACATGGCGGCAAAGGATTTCTTGTTAAAGACAAAGGAAGAGTTTGGTGTTGATGCATTTAATGTTAAGCCAGAGGAGTTGCCAGAGAATGACGAGGAGATGGAGTTGTACATGAACTTGAAGTACAAACCTTCTATCGAAATCGCAGAAGAGATTGCCATTGATACTATATTAAAGATGAGTGACTTTAAACTCATCGAGGAGATGATCGATAAAGATCAGACAGAGATTGGTGTGTCGTGGGTTAAGCATGAATTTTTAGCTGGTGAGGGTGTACGAGTTGAGTACGTTGACCCAGCGAATATGATATGGAGCTATTCAGAGAAGCCAGACTTTTCTGATTCTTTTTACTTCGGTGAAATTAAGCAGCTCCACTACACAGAGATATTGAAGATTGTTCCAGACATTACAGATGAGGAGTTAAAGACTATCCGTGACGCTGGGTCTGCTTGGAACAACTACTACCCTATTATTAGAAGATATCAAGATGACATCTTCTTGAGTGATGTGGTAAACCTCATCTACTTCAACTACAAGAGTAGCAAAAAATATGTACACAAGAAGAAGTATCTAAACAATGGTGGTGTCCGAGTGATACCTAAAGATGATAGCTTCAACCCTACTGGTGAGAATGAAAACTTTGAAAAGTTAGAGTTTTCAAGAGAGGTATGGTATGAGGGTGTTTTAGTTGCAGGTACAAACATTATCCTCAAGTGGGATTTGATGAAGAACATGGTTCGTCCTAAGTCTGCATCAGAAAAAGCATTGCCTAACTATGTTGGTTTCGCACCACGTATGTATAAGGGCAAGATTGACTCACTTGTTAAGCGTATGATTCCATTTGCTGACCAGATTCAATTGATACACTTAAAGCTTCAGCAAGTACAATCTCGCATTATACCAGATGGTGTATTTATTGATGCTGACGGATTGAATGAGGTTGACCTTGGACAAGGTGCAGCATACACTCCAGAAGATGCATTGAGATTGTATTTCCAGACTGGATCTGTTGTCGGTCGTTCTTATACGGGTGATGGAGAATTTAATAACGCTCGTGTTCCAATTCAAGAGTTGGGTGCTAGTAGTGGACAGTCTAAGATTGCTTCATTGATTGGAAGCTACAACCACTATCTGAACATGATTAGAGATGTGACGGGACTCAATGAGGCACGTGATGGATCTATGCCATCTCCAGACGCATTGGTTGGTGTACAAAAGCTAGCAGCATTAAACAGTAACACAGCAACAAGACACATTCTTGAGGCTAAGTTGATGCAGATACGTAGACTTGCTATATGTCTGTCTGTTCGTATATCTGACATATTGGAGTATGCAGAGTTTAAGAATCAGTTTGCTATGCAGATTGGCAAGTACAACTTGTCTATTTTGCAAGATGTAAAGAACCTTTACTTGCATGACTTCGGTATCTTCATTGACCTTCTTCCAGATGAGGAAGAGCGTCAGATGTTGGAGAATAACATTGCCATTGCATTGCAGAGAGACAGTATCGACCTTGAGGACGCTATTGACATCCGTAACGTGAAGAACATTAAGCTTGCAAATGAGTTGTTAAAGATGAAGCGTAAGCGTAAGTTGAAGGCAATGCAAGAGCGTGAGGACCAACAGATGCAGATGCAAGGTCAGATCAATGCTCAGTCTCAACAAGCTGCTGCACAGGCTAAGATGGAACAGCTACAGATGGAGGTTCAAGTTAAGTCTCAGATCAAACAAGCAGAGACTCAGTTGTATATTCAACAGATGCAAGCAGAGGCTCAGATTAAGCTTATGTTGATGCAAGAAGAGTTCAACTTTAACATGCAGTTGAAAGGAGTTGAGGTTGACGGAATGTCAAAGAGAGACCAAGAGAAAGAAAAAGCTAAAGATAAACGAGTAGATCTACAAGCTACTAGACAATCAGAACTTATTGAGCAACGTCAAAAACAGTTGCCAGCTAAGAACTTTGAGTCTGAGGAAGACACGCTAGATGGATTTGATTTATCATCATTCGGACCTAAATAATATTGACATGAGAAAAAATAAAAGCAAGGTAAAAGTTAATCCATATGCTTCTGGAGTTGCTGGAGTAAATGGGTATGATGTTAATTATGGTGTGACAGTTAGTAAAGGCCCTGTTTCATTAGATATTAACCAAAGTCGTGGTACTGGATATACTCCAGAGACAAGTATAAACATGAACGTTAATATACCTATTACAAAAAAAACAAGGTCTAAAGGTAAAAAATTATAACATGACAACAGCAAAATTTATCGGAACATTGTTCC